AGACGTGTGCTCTTCCGATCTATAAAACAGAACAAATGTGGGATACCATGCGTACCCCTTTTATTGAAGTTCAAGTTTGTGTTTTTGATCCTAAATTGATAACGGATATTTGTGTTTTGGAAAGAGAGTGATTGCCATGAAATTTAAGAAAAGAAACAATTCAAAGGCAGATATCTTAAAAATCCTTCAAGACAGCGGTGTTGAGTTGGTTAAAGCATCACGTAGTGATGCCGGAAAACTGTTCCTTGTTTCTGATGTTGAAAAGAAAGAATTAACAGATAGCGATAATATCTTTATCAACGATTATTGTAATGATATAGACCGATATGAATGTTCTGTAACCGTACCTACCTTAATGTGCACCGATGAATTCGATAATTTCGAAGAAGTTATGCAAAATACGGTTTATTCTTTTAGGTATTCTAAACAACATAGCCATCACAAAGAGGAGTTTATTCCGATGAACTGTGATCAATGCTCATCGGCAGCCTAATGAGAAAGGAAAACTCTTATGCAGAAAAGTCATTTTCAGTTCAGTTCCCCAAAGTTACTTGATTTTCAATACAGCTACAATAAAAAAGATGAAAAAGGAGATCGGTATAATTTAAATACAAGCGTTGAATGTAAACGCAATGATGAGCGAAAGCGCGCAGAAGTACTTGTAACCATTAATACGCAAAATAATAAAGATCTACCGTGCTCATTTTCAATAACAATGTGTGCTTGCTTTACTTGGGATGAAAGCATTGATGATCCTGAAAAATTTCTACGATATAATGCACCAGCTTTGCTAATAGGATATATGCGACCGATTATTGCATCTGTTAGCGTTTTTTCTCCCTCAGGATCATTTGATCTTCCGTTTATTGATTTCACAAACAAAATTTCAGACGAAGAAATGATAGAAGAACCAGCCCCAGAGGATTAACCCCTGGGGCTGTTTTTATTTCTCCGTCATCTTCCCCTCTAGGCTATCCAGCCTGTGGTGCGCCTGCTTGGCGGACGCTTCGACCGCAGTCAGCCTGGAAACGACCTGTACATGCCGCTCGTCCTCTTTCTCCTGCTTGCGCTTGATGTCATCCACGCCGGACTTGATGTACCCGATCTCTGTGAGCAGTACACCATCCTTCTTGCCCTCCGCTTCATCATCGCATTTGCTGTTCCTGTGAAATGCGATGAAGCCGAACACGATGGCGCAGACCGTCCCGATGATCCCGAGCACTGTGGTGAATAATTCAAATCCTGTCATGTGGTTCTCCTTTCAACGCCGCCACGGTTTTCTTGCCTGCCAGCCCGTCCACAGCCAGTCTGTGCTCCTTCTGGTAAGCCCGGATGGCAGCGATGGTTTTCACGCCTGCAATACCGTCAATTTTGCCGCAATCGTAGCCTGCCGCATCCAGCATGTACTGGATCCACCGGACACCGTCACCCCGGCTGCCGTAGCGAATGGTGGCGTCCGGCGCTGCGTAGGGGCAGTCCTGCCGGGATACCCCGCAGTAGGCGTAGAAGGACGTGCTGCCGTTGATCCGCCGGATGCTGGGATAGCCCTTCACGGATTCATCCCCCCACCATTTGGCGGCGGCAGACCGGCTGTCGATGTGGGTGTAGCTGTGGTTTCCCCCACAGTTCAGCCCGATCCCGTTGATGCCCAGATCTTCTGCGGCACACGCCACATACTTGCTCTCGATGGGCTTTCCGTCCTGCCCATAACAGCAGATATCCGCAGCCATGCCCATGGTGTGCCGCCCTGCACCGGATCCGCCCACAGCCCTGTCATGCCTGGTGCATCGGTAGCCGCTGGATACGATGATCCTGGAGCAGTTCAGCTTGGCATACAACTGCTCCAGGAAGCCGATCAGGGTGCTGTCAACCCGGATTTTGCCGCAGCACTTGCACTTGAATTCTCCTGCCCGGAAATGGGCGGACAGCCTTTCATTGGCGTTTGCATAGGATTTAATCATGGTTTTCGTCCTCCTTCTTGCGGCTTTGGGTGCCGAAATAAAATGCCAGAACGGTGGTGAATGCCGTCTGGAGCTGCTCTGCGGACAGCCTGCCGGTGACGGACAGCACCGCAAACACCACCGTCAGGATCAGGGTGACGATGGATTTTACATCGATCAGTTTTGCGAATTTTTCGATCATACAGATTCCTCCGATTTTGTCAGACCGGACACAGTCCAGCCCTTTGCGGTCAGCCCTGCCACCGCATCGTCAGATGCTGCCGTTCGGGTCATGCCGTTAGCAGTGAATGTGCCAGATTTAGTCGTTCCTGTGTTGAAATTGATCAATGTCTGATCCATATCTGCGGCGGTTAATCCTGTATTAGACAGATTAACGGTGGTTGGGTACGAATTTCCAGAATACACGCCCGTTATATTCTGGCAGCCAGACAGGTTTAGATAATTGGTCAATTTACCACCTAGATCAGCTAGATTGCCTGTTATATTATTACAATTGAACAGGTTTAGGTAATACGTGATCTTACCGCCCAGATCAGACAGACTGCCTGTAATGTTTTTACAATTGTACAGGTTTAGGTAATATGTCAATTTACCCCCCAGATCAGACAGATCCAACAGAATCTGCGCGTCCGAATTGCACACAAATTTTGTTAGCAAACCGCGAAAAGAAACCAAAATCTGTGCATTGTCCTCCGCCACCGTGAAATTACAGGTGTTCCCTTGAATTTCCTGTGTTCCGTATTTCCAAACAACGTTTCTGCCTTCTGCGGTAGCCTTGAACGTGCCCTTGCCGTGTTGGATGGCGATGGTGTTCCTGGGCATGCGCCCGCCGTTCAGCTTTTCAGCCGCCAACCTGGCAAACAGATCATCACTGCACACAAACTTCTGTGCCCTCAGAATCTCCCACAGTGTCATTCTCTGCCACCTCACTTTCCACCGCCACGGGATAGTCCTCGGCGGTCAGCTCCAGGGTCTGGACTGCGTTTGCACCGCCGGACTGGTTGATCCATTCGCCTGTAGACGTCATGCCGTAGAAATCCCCGGTGGATACGTCCCAGGCGATGGATCCCTGTGCGATTTTGCAGCCTGTGATGCTGTTCACGGTCGGCAGATCGGATGCTGTGTCCGCACAGATCTCCATGCGCTCCACGCTCAATTCGTTTTCGTACCGTAAAAATTTCCTGCTCATTACTGCGTATGCCATGCTATTCCTCACTTTCTGTGGCAGTTGCCGCATCGTTTGTTGTGATGTTCGCCGCTGTTTCTAACGCCACCACCCTGGCTGCCAATGCGGCAAATTCGGTGGATGTGACGTATTTCTCCCAACTGCTAAACGCCGCACTGCTTACGTTGTACGTCCGGGCGTACATGATACCGGTTCTGCCGATCAGGGTCTGCCGCAGAAAATTGACCGTAGATGTGGTTTCCACGATCAGCTTGAACGCCTGTCCGCTGGCAGTGTACCCCTCCGGCAAATTGGTGCATACCGCCGCAATGGCGTTGGTGGGCGCAGCGTAGGTGCCGGGGGTCAGAATCGTGTTCAGATCCTGCCCGGCATCCCAGACGGTGTTCCAGGTGTCCAGGCGTACCGCTCCGGAAATGGCAGCATCAATTTCCGCCGCCGTATGCTGTAAATCGTACAGGTCAACTCCGTTTTCAGCCATTTGTAACCTCCTTTGCTTTCAACAATTTCTTGTCTTTCGTCAGCAAATATCTGCCTGTGGAATCCACCAGGTTGCTGCCGTCTGTATAGTGATAAATTTCGCAGTCTGTGGGGAATGTGGTGGAGAAATATTCACATGCCGGGGCAATGCGCACAGTGGTCAGCGCTGTGCCCCAGAATGCATACCGCCCTATGGACAGGACGGAAGAAGGAATGGTCACGCTGTATAGTCCCTCACACATACAGCATGCGCCGGGTGGCACGGTGTTGTCGATTCGCTGGAACGGGTATCCGCTATTTACAGAAAGGGAAAGTTTCCACAGTGCATCCGGATACGGCTTGCTCAATTTAGGATCTGCAAAATTCATGTTCCGTGTATGCGGATAGCCGTTGTTGATGCTGTTCTCAACGCACCACATGCCATCTGGGTACGGTTCGTACAGTCCCGGTGTGGGATACATGGTGTTGGAATTATGCGGATAGCCATCGTTGATGCCCGATTGGATCGTCCACCCCATGACTCACACCTCCGCGACCGGGAACCCGATGCTGTTCAGATATGCCGCATCCTTGCCCTGTGCAGCGGTCACATACTGGATATTATCCCCGTTGTAGTAGGTGATGCCGCTGCCGATCAGATCCTTCACGATGCAGGATGTGGCGGTGGCTTTTCCAGGGTAAAATACAGTTGTATCACCATCCGGTCTGTTTATTTCAACAGCTGCAAACACATTCTTCATTACTGTGCTTGCATTTGCCATGTAAATAGATCCGCCGCCGTTCAGCGTGATGCCACCAAGAATCAGAGCATTTTCAAGCGTGCAATGGTCGAATATGTCACAACGTGTCCCACTCGTTGCTTTTGCGGATGAAATAATATTGAAATTACATTCTGTAAAGTCTGTGTAAGAAAACAAGCTACCCGCCGATTCCCCAACAACTTTAAACGCAAACGTGCATTTCGAGAATTTGCCACGAGAAGACGTTGTGGTTGACCCAATTGCGATAGCCGCAGCTTGACTTCCTGCATATTTTATACCAGTAAATCTGCACGCATTGAACGTTGCTTTTGTCGCATTCAGAAATGACGATATGCCATTATTGCATACAATGTTTTCGAAATATAAATTGTTGATCGTACATGTCTGCACATTGGATATCATAGAAAGTCCCGTACCGTTGAAATATAAATTTCTTATAGTCCAACCGTTTCCTTCAATGCCGTCACATTGAAATCGGACACTAGTACTGAATGGGTTGATGTTGGCATCATTTGCATCCATCACTTTGCTTGTAGCGCTCGGATCCAACGCAACGTACACGTTGATCGTGTCAACTGCTGTCTTAAATTCTTCCCACGTGCTGACGATATAGGGGTCTGCTTGTGTGCCGGTGCCGGTCATAGTATCACCTCACAATTTTGATACCGTCCGGGATGACTACCCGGCTTACAGATTGTCCTGTAAAGCATGTAGCATTGATCTCCGTGACGGGTTTGTCCTCTACAATTTTCGGAACGGCAAGATGTGTTGCCGCACCAGTGTAATAATCCAGCCGTACTGCCGTGCCGCTGTCAATAATCGTGTAAACGTAGTCTGTACCAGTGGTCTGCTCGATCTCCGGAATATAGATCCCGGCTGACATGTCCGCTACCGCCTGGAGAGTCTGACTTCCACGATACTGCCACCTGCAATGTGTAACGATCATGGTCTCACCGTCTCCACAGATATAACCTGTGTGCTTGATGGTGTCCCCCAGATCAATGGAAGGATCGCCAAACAATTCCGCCTCCATGGGGCGATAACGCATTTTCATGGCGTTTTTCGCAATGTTCTCGATCACAGCGTTTTTGTCGCTGATGAACCGCATGCAGGGATTCTCCGACAGTTCCAGCAGCTTGCCGCCGTCCGGATTTGTGGGATACCTCAACAGCATTGTCTCATCCAACAGGTATTTGGTGACCACCATCTGCGCACCGCCGATCTCCAGCATTTTATCATCAATACTGGTTTTCTTGCGGTTCGCCGTATCGATCACCATATCCGGCACAGATTTTTGCACCAGTGAACGGACATATAATTTACCGTCACGCCCGATTGTGCCGAAGCCGCCCACAAGCTGGCATAAGTATTTCAGCAGATCACGCCATGTGGTGATGTATTCCGTGTAGCTGGTGAACTGGGGCAAGTATGAAACCTGTAAATCCAAGTTCGCAAGAGTAGGATCAATTCCGCCCCATTTCACCCCGGCGTTGGAGCAGCAGAGCCGCATGCTGTCCACGATACCGCCGATGTACGGCTTAAATCCTGTCGGTGTGTCGAATTTTGTCATGTTGTCATATGCCTGGATGCTGATGGTTTCCCGGTCTTTTCTCACCGTGTTGTTGTTGACCGTGTATTCGCCCAATGGGATGGATTCATACGTCCCATCCGGCAGAATCTGCTTGTAGGTCAGTTTGCAGGAACGTCCGAAGTAGTAATCCGCAATATGCTCACTGTCTTTCAGATCGAAACCCATTTCCCCGATCACGCATGCTCCCAGCCCGATGTCGTTATCGTCCGACACCGCCTGGTTGTCAATGTACAGCGTGCCGGACTGGATGTTGCTGTCCGACAACGCCAATGTACCCAGCGTTCCGGTCACCGTGCAGGATCGCACGGGGGCACGGATTGCCGCTCTGTAGGCTTCCGATGTGTTGTACATATGTACCTCCTAGTATTCGATCAAATTAACAGACAGGTCCCACAGAGGGGGGCTGGAGTCCGCCACAAGGCTCAGGGAGCGGTTCCCGGCATACATGGTAGCTGTTTTGTACCCCGTGTCTGTGGGGGCTCTGAATGTCACAGAAAAGGACTTGGGATACAGCAGGCTTGTGACCGTGTTCACCTGGGTGTCATTCAGTCGGCACGCCAGTGATATCTTCGCAATGTTCTGGCGGATCACATCCCTGGTCATGTAGCCGGATTCCGAACGGGTGGTGTTCTCACTGTCCAGATCGGACAGCTCCACCTTGTAGGAGGTAACGCCGGGAATATTCACACCTTCAATGCTAATCGTTGCCATGCCTGCCTCCTTAAATTCTCACTGCCTTGCCGTGTGTATACGTTGTACTGGCTCTGCCGATGGCATCGCTGTCAATGCTGACTACCGTGCGCTTGTCCTTGATTGCTTCCAGGATCTCTCCCAGCAGTGACAGCACTGCCGGATCCGTGCTTCCCAGCATGCTTGTGAGCTTGGACAGGGGCGCAATGACCTCCGGGTCTACAGATGCATTCCGGTTATCGCCCACCATCGCAAGAGTGGGGGCAGTTGCCAGTCCGCCGGATGCAAGCTTGGGGATTTCGGGAATATCGATGTGACCAAGATCAAATCCAAAGTGACTTCCACCAATCTTTGGCACCCAATCCGGAATATCGAAACTCAATGTATTCAGCCCGTCAATAATAGAATTTACGGCGCTTTCAACAGCACCAGTCATCTTGTTGATTGCTGAGATAATCAAGTTGATGGGGATTTTGACCACCGTTACCATGCCGTCCCAGACACTCTGAAACGCCTTCTTGATGCTATTCCATGCGCTCGACCAATTCCCGGCGAAGACGCTCGTAATGAATGAAATGATAGATTGCAAAACAGCTTTAACATTGGTAAACACCTCAGTAAATGTCTGCTTGAACCATCCGCCAATACCGGTAAACACGTCTTTTATTGTGCCCAGAATCTTTCTAAAGATCTTCTTGACCTTCTCAATTCCACCAGATACCGCATTGTACAGCCCCTGGATGATGTAGTCCCCCATCTCCGCCATAACGGTGGAGGGGGAATGGATGCCGAAGCACTTCTTGAACCCGTCCAGGAACGGCTGGAAGATGTTCACCTTAATCCATTCCCAGGCGTTCCCGAATGCATCCTTGATGCCCTTCCACAGACCGCCGATCACACTGCCTCCGGCTTCCTCGATCTTCTTGGTGAAGTATTCTTTGATGCCTTTAATAGCCGCCTTGACTCCACTTAAAGCTAAGCGCCAACAAGTCCCAATGATATCACCAATCAATCGGGCGACACGGCCGAGGATGCCGCCCCAGTCAATATTTGCGATAAATGTGAATATATCTTTTCCGATAGCCATCCAGTCAACGGTTTCGATGAATCCAATAACGGTATCAAGCAGTCCTGTGATCGCACCGGACAGGGTTTCTGCCGCCTTGCTCCAGTCGATGCCTGCAAAGAATGCATTGACCGAATCCCCAAGACCGGAGCCGAACCCGGAAAAGTCAAAGGTAGTCACAAACGCATATGCGCTGTCGATAATGGCGGATAAGCCGGATGCCAGTGTGTCACCGATCAGCGCCCAGTCTGTTCCGCTGACCGCCGCATTGAGCCCCTCCGTCATGTCCTTGACGATGCCGCCCCAATCCGTGTTCTTAAAGAATGAATTGATCCCGGAGAAGATAGAGTTCACGCTTTCAGAGAATTTCCTCCCAAGATCCGTCCACGGGATACCGGTCAGCACACTGGTGACCTTTTCGCCCAGGGTTTTACCTACGCCAGCCCAATCGCCGGACAGGATGGAGTCCTTCAGGCTCTTTGCCCAGTCCGGATACTCCGGCTCGGACATGTCCAACCCGGAAAAATCAACGCCGCTGCTCTCTGAATCGGTCTTGCTGTCATCGTTGCTTGACAGGGTGTTGATCTCATCGATGCCGGCCAGGGACTGCTTTGCTTTCTTTGCCTCCGCAGACGTGCCCTTTAGCTTCTTGGTGGCTTGTGCCGCCTGCTGATAGGTCTGGCCGAACAGACCGGCGATAAATCCAGCCACATACTTGGATACGGTGGCAACGCCCTGCATGAGCTTGGTCAGAATGGGCATTACCGTATTGATAATCGGGGTAAATGCGATCGCCAGGTTCGCCTTCACATCGTTCAAGGACTTCTGGAACGCCTCGTTCTGGTTCATCACGTCCCCGATGCCGGATTTCAGCGCTTTCACCGCAGCCAGGATCCCGGCGAACAGGAATACTCGTTTAAAGGTCTGCTTGATCTTCTTGCCCAGATTGGCGATGGGTTTAAACAAGCCTTTGACGGACTTGCCCACACTGGAGAATCCGGAACGCAGACCGCTCAGAGCCTTAGCGCCCACCTTTTTCACATGGTTGAAGGCCCCCGACAGGGTGCGTTTAATGGATGCGCCTGCTTTTGCAGCCATGCTTTTGACGGATTTCGCCGGTTTATTCGCCTTGTCTTCCAGCTTATCATACTGGGACTGCAACGAAATCAGCCGGTTTTCCGCATTGCTCAACGATGCCGTCAGCTTATCGAAGTCCTTGCTGCCCGGATCCGTGTTTTCCAAAGCATATGCGAGCTCCTGCCATCGCTTCTGGGTAACAGAGATCTTGTCCGTAAGGACGCTCATCTGCTGCTGGATCCGCTCTGTGGGGTCTTTGGAAATCTCGAAATTTCCCAGCTTTTCACGCATCTCGTCACTGATCTCTCCTGCCTTGGCTTTCAGCTTTTCGCCGTATTCCTCTACGAAAGACATGGCCTCCGGATCATAGCCAACGGACACTGTTGTCTTTTTGGAGGGCTTCACCTCCGGCATCTCGATCGGCTCTACCTTGGGAGCCGCCACCTTGGGCGCAAGCGCCTTGTCGATGAGGTCATCTATATAGTCTTTAGTCCGCTCTGTGGTCTTCTTCACCTCATCCATGGACTGCTGCATGGCAGCCTTTGCGCCGTCCGCCACGGACTGTACAGTGTCCTGCACACCCTTGCTGATCTGCTGCCGCATATCCTCCACAGGCTGCTTGATGCTTGCCTTGATGGCCTCCAGTTGCTTACCGATGGTGTTCCGGATCACGAGATCCAGAGAGATCATACCCACAGATGCTCCGCCTGCTGCTTCGCTCACTTACTCACCTCCCGAACATGTTTCTGAATAATGACTCAAAGTATTCTGCGATCTTTTTCTGATCGGTTTCCTGCGCAATATCGCCGTACTGTTTCCGCAGCCGGAAGCTGTTCCACTCCCGGCGGATGCGCTTCTCATAATTCCCGAATCGCTTGATCATGTCCTGATCCTTCTCCTGCCGGATGGACACCAGCTGCCCCAGCGGCGTATCGTGCATCAGACCGCCCACCAGCAGCAGCCACTCGCTGTAGTGCATCCCGTCCTGTTCTGTGGGCAGGATGCCGTATTGCTTGGCTACGGATTGGGTCACGGCATCCCGGTCATAGATCAGATCGTAGCATGGATCCTCAGCCTTTCCGAAAGGTTTCGGAGGGGGCTTCCTTTTCCTCCTCTCCGGTGGCTGCCTTGAGCACCAGCTGGCACAGCTCCCGGTATGCCGCAAAGGACAGATCCAGTTTCTCGATCTCCTTATACTTGTCGCCGAACGCCAGCTGAGAGATCTCGTCCAGCTTGGCAAACTCGTCCTTGCCGGGTGCGTCAGATTCAAAGATGGAGATCATCTTCTGCACGGTCTTCTTCCGGTCGTCTACGGCATAGACCTTCTCCCCTACCCGGATCTCCGGGCGGCCGGTCAACAGTTCATGATTCAGTGTGTACAGTTTAGCCATATGATTACCTCCTAACAATGACAGGCACCCGGTTCTGCCATGTGCCTGTGTGTTCGTTTACGCCGTTGCTTCTGTGAATGTGGGCTTGCCGTCCGATGCGAAATCAAACGCCAGGGGCGCCACGTTGGTGGAATCGCCGCCACCCCAATCGGTGACGCTGACAACGCCCTTGATGGTGAGCTTTGCGCCGCTGGGGAACGTCCACACCAGTGTGGTGGTGGCATCCTTGCCGGTCTTGAGCGCCAGACCATCCACATAGTCGTTGCCGGCATCACCTACATTGCGCTTGCCGGAAATGCTGATGGTGATGGATTTTCCGGTCATCAGTCGCCGGGTCCAGCCTTCCTGGTCAAAGGGCTTCCATTCCTCCACGTTGCCGTCAATGGACACGGAGAAGCTCTCCATATCGGCGATGGTGGTCAGATTGCCCTCTGTGGTGCCGTCGCCGCCGGTCTTGTCGATTTTGAACTGGTTCTCATATACGGGATAAACGCCAGTAGTTGTTGACATAATCATGCCTCCTCATAGATTACTTTGGTTTCAATTGCGTACTCTGCAATGCCCCGCTCGTCAAAGCCCACCGGAACGGGCTGGGAGGGCACCGCAAACCGGATCACTCCGGCATCTTCGGTTCTGTAGTTGCGGATGCGCTCGATCGCCGCCGCAGCGTGTTCTGCCTGTGCTTCCGCCTGTGACGGGTTGTCCGTCCAATGGATCAGCACCGTAAACCGTTTCTCGTGCATCCTGGTACAGGTTGCACCGCCGATGCATATGCGCCTTGCAGGCTGATTCCGGGCGTTGTATACGCCCACACAGCGATCCTGATTGGCATCGATGCGCCCGGCATACACGGCATCCAGGCTCAGCACGTCAGCAAGCACATCTGCCATGTTTAACGCTGTCATTACACACCTGCTTTCTTTTTGAATTCTGCCGTAAAGGCTTTCTGCACAAAGTCCGATTTATCGCCAGAAATATAGGGGTCGAGCCATGCGGCTCCAGCATTCGCATTGTGTCCGTGCTGGAAATTGTATTCCGGATGGTAATACAGCCGCCTTGCCTGTGGAGAACCAGTCATAAGCACAGCTCCCTCCTCAGTCTGATCCACGAAGGTCTGATTGTTCTGCATATCACCAGTGTCAAAGGGCATCGTCTGCGCACTCACAAGGTCTGTATGCAGTTGCTCCATCGTAGAAAGCGCCGACAGCCTTGCAGCCTCCTCCAGCGCCTTTATCGCCTGCATATCAAGCTTCACATCAATTCCCATCAGATCAGCTCCAATCTGGTGTAATTCACCGTGCCGTCCGGGTTCTTCGCCTTTTCGCTGCCGTAAATTCTGTACTCCCTGCCACTGATCTCCGCATAGCCATCGATCACCGGGGAATCCGGTGCGATATCTCCGCAGAAAAGCGCCTCGCCGCTCAGGGTAATCAACTGCTTGTCGGCGCTCAACTTCTGCTTTGACTTCTCCGAGTGAAAGCACTTGCCCTCAAATATGACCGTCTTTTTCTTGGATCCGTCCCGGTTCAGCCCATCGGTGCGATACACCATGCAGGGGGTTACGCACACGCTTGGGGGCACCAACTGTGGGTACTTCATCCGCTCAACCCCCTATAGCACAAGCCTGTCTGCATCAGGCAGGAGTAGACCTGTGCGGATGTGGTCACGCCGCCCACCGTCACGATCTTGGAACGGTCAAAGGACATGGACACACCGCTGATGCTGTAGGCGCTCAGAGGGCTGTCCAGCAGATCCTGATTGTCAGCCACAAAGGAGAGGTGCAGCGCTACAGAGCGCCGCACACGGTCTTTCTGGAAGCCTGTAAGGGCGTCAAACCCCTGCGCCGTGATCCGGTTGAAGGTCAGCGTATCAATGTCAGCCTCCGCCCGGCCTTCCAGTGCCGGGAACTGTTCCGCCGTCACGGTACTGTCCGGGCATAGTGCCTGGAATTCAGAAAAGGTGAGGTACATTAAGCCTCACCCTTTTTCTTCTTTCTCAGCTCCGCCTTGAGCTGTTCAATTTCCGCCTCTGCCGCCTCGTACCGACTGTAGGGCACAGTAGCCAGAGGGGAGTGCTCTACCACTGCCCCCGCATCATCGATGATGTCATACCCCTGCGCCAGGTAGCCTGCCTTCTCGGCTTCGCTGATTGTATACTGCTTGTTTGCCTTGACTGCCTTCATGCTTCTCCCTCCTTAGTAGGTCACCACAATTGCCTTGCCGCTGCCCGGTGCTGTGGTGAAGGTGATCACGCCGGTTGCCTTTGCGTAGGCATATGCGGTGGTCTCAGTGCCGTCCACAGTTACGCTGATCAGCTTCTCGGGCTTGTCAGTGACCGTAAAGGTCGTAGCACTGCCTGTGCCGCTGAAGGTCTGGGTCAGTGTGCCCTCACTGATGATACAGCCGTCAATGAACTTGTGGTCAATGGCGAAGGTGCCGTTGTACTTCCGGTTCTGATACAGGTAATTGTCGGATGTGCGGCTGTCAGAGCCAGGAGCGAACATGTGAATGTAGGAGTACTTGTCCCGGGACACCTGGCATTCCGGATCGATCAGGATGTAGTTGATCTGCTTGGCACCTGTCCCGGGCTTGCAGCCGTCTGTGAAGTCATACACGGTCTTGAAGCGTGCAGAGGGCACTACCACGATGTTGCCGATATCATCAACAGAATGCACCCGTCTGTCGATGCCGCCGCCGTTCTTCACGTCCAGCGTGCGCTGGATGCCCTCTGCGTTCTTCAGCAGCTTCTTGTAGGTGGTGGTGCAGAACAGGATCAGCCGATCCAGCGGCACGCCCTTGTCCTCCAGCTTCTCCAGGTTCTCATCAAAATCCGCCAGGATGTTTGCCGCCGTCAGCTCTCTGGTCTTGACCTCAGAGCCCACACGGGACGCCTCTGCGTACAGCTTGGAGAACGTATAAGAATCACGCTCCGGGATTGCCTGTGTGCGCTCAAAGCGGTTCTGGATGTTTGCCAGGGATACCACCGCATCCGTTTCATCAAAGTCCATGGGATCTACCACGAACTCGATAGACCGGTCATGATCCAGGGTCTTGGTCTCGTAGTCGTTGGAGTAGCTGCCCTGGGAGAAACCAAGGGATGCACGGGTGTGATCCTTATAGCCGGACACGGACAGAGTGGGGATCTTGATGGTCTTGCCTCCGGTGATCTGGATGTCACTGTTGGAGTGGTACAGGGAATCACAGGTGGATTCCTGACCGTACAGCTCACGGAGCTGATTGGAGTAGATTTCTGCGTAATTGATTGTGTTTGGCATGGTTTACACCGTTCCTTTCTTACTTCTTTTTCTTGATGCCGAATGCGCTGGACAGGCGGCTTGTGTCGGGCTTGTCGGAGCTCTCCGAAGATCCGGCACCGATCTTGAAGCCGCCAGACTTCTTGCCGCCATCGCCGCCCTTCATGTTGGGATACTTCTTGACCACTGCGGTCAGTGCAGCATCAACGCTGTCGCTCTTGCCGGTTGACACCAGCATCTCAGCCACAGCCACTGCATCCTCTACGCAGTCAGCCTGGATCCCCAGCTTCATGGCGGCGATCTGGGTTTTCAGCTGCAGGATCTCCTTGTCCTTGGGATCCTCTGCCGGTACTTCCGGCGCAGGCTCCTCCTCCGGAGCATCCGGTTCCTCTTTCGGGGGCTCCTCCTTCGGGGGTTCCTCCGCAGGCGCAGGCTCCTGTTCTGGCTTCTCCTCCGGGGGATTCTCATCCGCCTTGGGCGGTTCGGGCTTCTCCTCCGGTGCAGCAGGCGCCTTCTGCTCCTCCTCGTCCGGCGTTTTCTTCTTTTCGTCCATGGTTTTACCTCGCTTTCCTTAAAAATGGGTATGAAAAAAGCACCCGAAGGTGCTTGATTCCGATATTGATTCTGGGCTGTTTCTGGTGTATAATGTACCTGGAGGTGATACTATGATTTACCAAAGCCGATACATTTTAAAGCAGTGCCGAAAGTTCCAAAACCTCGAATTCAACTGCAACAGCCATCTGCACTGGCTGTACGATGTCCATGCGACAAGCAGCACAGTACCAATTGAAAAATACGAGGACGAAGCAGAGCAGCTGCTTGCATACCTTGTGGACATAGGCTGCCTTGTGCGCACACAGTTCGGCTACCGGATGACCACAGCAGGCATGCACACTCTGCAAATCAGTGCCATCAGGATCGGCAATTTCCTGTTGAGAAGCGTCCTCGTCCCGGTCGTTCTGTCTATTCTGACATCGCTCATCACCTTGTATATAACAGGGCTGTAACCAGGGACGCCATCACGCTCACAAACACCGTCCAGATCCACTGTGCGATCTGGCGGTTTTGTTTTTCGATCCGTTCGTCAAAATCCTTTTCACGCTTGTTCATATTGTGCCTCCTTTGGGCATAAGAAAACCGCTCCGCCATAGCGGAACGGTTTTAATCTTCGTCTAAATAAGCAAACTCATCAGACATTGCTCTTTCGTGTTCATCATCTGTCATAGAGCTCAGAAAATTATCAACTGCCCTTGTCTGTTCGCTTTGAGAGCCATCTAAGAACGTCATTTTATTATTTTTGTCTTTCATTCCATATTACCCCTGACTTAGTTTTTCTTAAAAATGTTCTTACAAACTTATCTTTTTCAGATTCTGTTCCAGTAAGAACGATTTTTTTGTAAAGTCTGTCATACTCTAATTTATACTTATTGCCGTCAAACTCGGAAGTCTTTGTTATAAACTCAACACCTCCAGAGTTCGTTATTATAGTTAGCGTCTTAACATTAGTGCTGTTCCGGAAGAAAATCAAGTCTGTTATTGAATAGCTACTGTTTCTCGGGTGATTGTGCATAACAAACAAGTCTTTGCCATACAGCTCACTGCCGAAATCCAACTTATCGTCTGAGCCAATGAATTCCTTGCGGCTGCTCATTGAACTATCCATAACAAACGCAACTTCTTTATTATCGTTATTGTCACGGGAGTACTTCAAAAGTTCCTTATGGTGTTGCTGAATAAGTTCACATTGCTCATCAGTATATCCGTCAATTTTGATTTTCGGAACACTTTCAATAGCCTTGTCAGTAATTTCTGTGATAGGCTTTTTACTCCGTTCTTTAATTATTATACCACTTCCGCCGGATTTGTCAACACCACTCCCGTAATACTTCTCCCTCTCGTAGTCCCGTTTCAGCACGTCCCTATGCTCGTCCACAAACGCATTTAATTCCTGCTGTGCTGCCCTGGCTTTCCTGCCGTATTCCTTGACCGCCTGTGGATCCTGCGTGCCGGCTTCCAGGCGCTTCAGCTTACGGATCTTCCGTTCCATGACCCGCTGCTTCTGCTCCAGTTCTCGCTGTTTCCGGATCTGCTCCGCCGGGACTGGAGGCGGTATCTTGGTGACCCCGTCTATGTACAGGCTCATGGTGTGCCGGCAGTTGGGATGGAACAGTCCGCCACGAATGGCGGAGGACAGCAGCGGAAACCACTTGTCACAGTACCTGGACTTGCCGGAGTCGCCGTTGATCTCGCCGTTCCATATCGTGAACACATCATCAATGTACGCCCTACCCTGCCATGGCTCGCAGGTCTCGGAGCAACCGCCGTACTGGGAGATCAGAACCGTATCATACCCCAGCTCGGCAAAGCGCTTGGACTTTCCTTGCAGCTGTGCCCGGGTGGAGGTGGTACGGAGGACCATGCGCACATAATCCGCAATATCCACATGTCTGCCGTCCCGGTATACGATGGAGTTCAGCCCCTTTTCAAGGAACTCACGCACCGCCATGTCAATGGCTTTCGTCAGAGTGGTTTCTCCTGCCGCCATTGCCAGCTGTGCCCGGTTCACCGTCCGGCGATACACATCATCCATCGTGCGGAGTGCGGCGGTCTCTGCGGTCTGCTCAACCTGCACCACATCCTGCATGAGCCGCTCCATCTTTGGGGTGTTCACTCCGAAAAAATGCACATCCGGCACCGATGCAGCAGGCTCTGCGCCAGCCACTACCTCCGCTTCCTGTTCGCCCTCCCGGAATTGCTCCGTCATCAGCTGTCGGGTGTCGGCATCGATCTTGTCGCTGTACTCCTGCATGATCTGCCGGTTCTCTCGGCGGAATTTCTGGAGGTTTTGCAGCTTGATTGCCTGCCAGGCTGTCCACTGCCTGTCCTCCCGGATCTCCTCCGCCTTGTGCCGCATCAGATTGCGCTTGAGGGATGCGATCAGCCGCAGCTCGATCTCCTCAAAGATTTTGGCGATGTCCTTAAAGTTAAGCAAATTCGTCACCTACCGCAGATGTTGAGCCATCAGCAAGCCCCTTTTCCTGCATAATGCGCTGCACCTCTGATGCCTTCCAGGCTTCGTCCTTAGAGCTGCCCCACAGCTCCTCCACCTGGGTTTCAACGGACATAATGCCGTAGGTGCTTGCCTTGCCGACCGTTTCAACACGGCTGTCAAAATCGGGTGCGCCGTATTCGCCGAAGGTGACCGCAACCTGGTAGGTTCTCGGGGGCTTCTCCTGCATGTTGTCATAGGTCATGAGTACGGCGGCAACCAGTTCCGGCAGAGCCTTTTCAAGAGCCGCTGTGATGGTGTTCCGGGTGTTGCCGGTGACGTCCTTCTTCTCCCTCTGCGCATCTGCGGACTGCATCTTGCCCACATCTATGCCCAGCGTGGCAGGGGATACAAGCCCTTGCAGGCACATCAGCAAGCAGTTTGTATAAGACGATACAAACGCATCGTACTTGATATCCGGCTGCACCACCTGGATCTGTGAGGAGCGCTCATCACCCAGGGAGGGGGCAAGCTCGATGAACTCACAGCCGAAGCTGTTGACCCGCTGCAGGGAACCATCATCCGGGCTCCGTGGAATCTTGTCACTGGGGATGTACTTGGTGACACGCCCTGCCCGGATCGCATCCCACCACTGGGAGATCACCTCGTCCAGCGCATCAAAGCAATCAGACTTGCCTCCGTCAAAAATGCTCTTGCCCCTGTTTGGATATTTCTTGGAATCATAGAACCGGAGGGGCACAGCCATGATGTAGCCGCCGGAGAACTCCACACGGGGCGGAATACCTGCCAGTGCCGGGACGCATGCAAGCTCCACCTGGTGACCGCTGTTGTCCAGCAGAATGTTGTCTACATAGCCGATGCCGTAGTGCTCCTCCAGGTGGTAGGTTCGGTTTTTTGCCTCGTGTACGGAATGGAACACCACCTCCCGGAGAATGCCTCGTGCGTAGTCATAGGACACACGATCAGCACCCCAGAATTCCACCACAGGTGAGGGTGAGAGGGCGGTGTCTACAGAAATCTTGAACGCACCGTCTCCTGTTATCAAAGCTTCCACTATCGCAGAGCCAACCAGCTGTGTGAAGTCCATGTGCTCCTGGATCTCCTCCAGTGCTTCTGTCTCTGCGGTACCCTCCACCTGGATGTCATCCATATCCGAGTAGACGATATACGCCAATGTGTCTGCAATGATCGCAGGCAGCCCACTGTGAATCTTTCGGATGCTGCTCTTGCTTGGCACGCTTGCCCAGAAGCCGCCGCTTCCATCTCCGATCTGGTGGAAAAACTGCCTGAGCTCTGCCGCATCCCCTCTGTACCACAGCTGTGACCGCAGCACCTCGATCTCTCTCGGCAGCTTCTCCTGCAGCACAACGGACTGTCCTACGGCAGGAACAATATTCAGCCAGTTTTGCAGCATGGCTTTCACCCTTTCTCCTAGTTTCATTTCATCCTCCTAGCTTGTACATGGTCTCGGCAACGCCGGTAGTGGCATCCGGGGCATCGTCATGGGCGTTCTTGCCCTCTCGCTGGTACTTCATCATGGCGGCATAATACTCCGGGAACCGGTCCCGCCAGTTCACCGGGAAGTAAATGTGGTGCTGCACCCATGCGGAATTGGATACGATCCGTGCTTTTTTGTTTTTGGACTGGTGGATCCACTGAAATATGGTGGCGTAATTGCCAAGCTGCTCAGCGGATATGCGCCGCACGTTCCGGGCAAATCCCGAACCGCCGTTGTTGGATTCGATCAGCGCAGTATTTACGCCAAATGCCTGGTGCCGTCTGGCTGTTTCCTGCTCGGTGATCTCCATGCTGGCTTTTGTGAAGTACACATCCAGCACATACGCCTCCCGCATATACACGCCCCAGATTATGCTGCACAGGAAATCATCCCCCTCATCCGCAGTGTCTGTGTAGCTGTATATGCCTTCAAGTAGGCTGTTGCCGCTGCTGTCCTTCGGCAGCTCTGTATAGGTCTTAAAGGAATCATACAGCCTGCCTTTCAGGTCAATGGGCTCCTGCTGATAGTTAGCGCTTGCGATATCAACGCCCATGGCCTGGATCTTAGCCTGGAAAGACTGATAGGACAGGATCTCCGGGCACAGCATCACATGCTTCTCCTTGTCCACAAGGGCTTGCATGGTGATATGCCGCACCTTTATGCCTTGCTGCTTATAGTGCTCCAGTGCACGGCCTGCCAGGTCATCAGATGCCCAGCGTGTCATGATGATGATAATCTTGCCGCCCTCCTCAAGCCGTGACAGCATGGTATTGGTGAACCATTCCCAGTGCTTTTCTTTCACGCTCTCATTGTTTGCCTCCTCCGCATTCTTGATCAGGTCGTCAATGATCATCAGGGAACAGCCGAAGCCTGTCGCCGTACCAGTTGGGGACGTGGCAAGGTAGTTGTTGTATCCACCCTCCAGGCTCCACAGATTCATGGCGCCGTCTCCTCGTTTGATCTTCGTATCCGGAAAAACGTCAGAGTACACTGGCACATTGAGATCTGCCTTTTCTGCGGATATACTGTTTCTGACGTTCTTTGAAAACATGGTGGAAAGCGTTTCGTTGTATGACCCAGTCATGATCTTCTGGCTTCTGTCACGCCCCAGTACCCACTCCACAAAGCAGCCGGCAGTTCTGGACTTCCCGTGGCGGGGCGGCAGGTTCACGATCATAACCGGCTCATCTGATTCCATGAACGCCTGAAACGCTCCGCAAAGCTGCACAAGAAACGCCCTGTCCGATTTGTAAAAATCAGGTGCTTTCAACTGGCAATAAAAAAAGAACTCACGCTTAGCGAGTTCTATCCTTGCGCCCAGTCGGGCAAGCTCTCTGCTATCCATCGGTGATCAGCTTCTTCAAATCGTCCGTTGAAAGATTTGAGAATGGATTGTTTACCTCCGTCTGAATGCTCCCCTGCACTTTGGTGACATACTCCCCCGTCATCTTGTTGAGTGTGTCAATGGCACGGATCCGATCCGCCGGCGCATTCTCATCATCCTTCGCCATATCGGAGAGCAGCGCCTGACGCTCCTTTGCGGTCATGATGCGCTCGTCCTGGGCTTTCTCTGACAGTTCACGGATATACTCCGCAACTCCAACATCCTCCAACATTTCATATGCTCTTGCATTTGCATATTTCTCACTGTATCCTGCCTTGATAGCGCTCTGAACGATGTTACCGCACTGAGCGTAGTATTCAGCAAATTTCTTCTGTCTGGCTGTCACGGTAACACCGTCCTTTCTGCATAAAAAAGCGCCCCATACGGAGCGCTGAGTATTCTGCCCGGGCGATTGCCCGGACATCAAAAGGAGGACAAATAATGGATAATGTCAATTCTGACACGCCCACGAGGACGAACGGAGGAAAGAAACGCCGGGCTGGTGTGGGGTACCCGGCGGAAAAAGCGTCCTGTCGGCTCCTCCGTTGCTTTTTCTAGTATACATGATATCACGGATCTAGGGTGCAATACAATGCAAAAGGGTGCAAACTTTATCGAGCGCCTGCTTATGCTTGTACTTTACAGAACGAGCACTGTAATGCATCCGTTCTGCGATTTCCTCCATCGGCAAACCTTCCAGGTATCGGTATGTCAGCAGCGCCTCCAACACATCATCATGCAATCCGTTGATTACTGCCTTCACCTCCCGGCGGATCGCTTCATACTCGCACAGGGCGGTATCATGCTCTTTTTCGGTTTGTGCGCAGATCTGCATGGCAGCCTCTACGCCGTTTTCCCGGCCGTCTGAGCGACCCTTGTCCGCACCCCCATAGTTTACTGTCAACCCTTGCGCACGGGCTCTGTCACGCTCCAGGAGCGATCTGAGCGCCCGCACCTTCTTGTCTTTGTAAAACGCCCGGTTGAGCCAGGCACTCGTCTCCATCTGCTCCAGCGTCATTCAGTCATCTCCTTTGCTGCCGGCGGCAATCAGCGCCATAAGCAGCACACCAAGAATGCCGCCGAGAACAATTCCTACGAAAAACATGATTCATTCACTCCTTTCAGCAGCTCGGGGTTGTCGTGAATGTTGCCGATTACTTCTTTTGCATAGTCTCGTATTGCATAAAACCACAATCCGCATTTATAGTCTTTGAAATCCTTGCAAAGAACCAATCTAAACTCTCCTTCCTCGTAGATCACCACCATATGAGCGTCATCTCGACTTGATACACAATGAACAATATCCCCCTCGAAAATCTTCTTCCCGTTTTTGTCAGTCAACCCGGTATACTGCCCGACTGTATCTCCATAAACCGGGAATTTTTCAATACATGGCTCAGTTTGATAAATAATCGCCCTCTCACCGCCGTTAAACTGCGACACACCGCCGAAAACCCAAATGCCGTCCACGGGGGAGCCATCCAATCGAACCTTTTCACCTTTTTTCCGCATCTGTCCCCTAAACAAAATTTCACGCATTTTCAAAGCCTCCTATTTCAATTTTAAGCCGCCTATACGGCGTTTTATTTTTACCCATGAAATTATACTATGAAGCACCTAAACGCCGCACAGAGCGCCGCAGTTGGGGCAGTATTTTATATCGCCGTGTGGGTACTGGGCTATGAAGTGAATGATTTCACAATTACTGCATTTGAGCTGGTTGGGTGTGCTTGTGTTCTCCCACTTTCCACGCTTCACAGGCTGTACGTCTGCGGTCAGCCCTGTATCTTCAAACACATCAACCACCGATTCTAAGCAAAAGTCAATCAACCTTTTTTCCACATTCTTATCGCATTTGATATGTAATATGTACTGCATATCAGGTTTCTCGATATACTCATTCATTTTGTATCCTCCCGTTCCAGCTCACGATTGCTTTTTTCCTGCCGTCATATTCCCCTGCAATTGTTAGCGTAGCGTCATTGTTTAACCAGTATGTAGTCAATCCGCCACGTTTTTCTGTTCCGCAATTCGGGCACCACACCCTCCACGCCATTTCTATGTTGCCTCTCTCGCAGTTGCGAAGGACTTCGACTCCCGAATATTCCAGCACTGCTTTCCCACCACAAAACGGGCACGGTTTTAATTTTTCAGTCATCTTCCTTCATCTGCTCCTTTACCACTGCAATGGTCTGGTAAGCCGCCTGTTTGGCGATCCGCTCGTAGTTCTCCCGAAGGTACGCATCAGTCTCACGCTTGCAGATCTCTCTGACCTCCCGGTCGGACTTCATCAGTCGCTTTAAACTCCGCATGATCGTGCCTCCCGTTCAATTTCATCCAGACGGCAAATCACAAGTGACTTGGGATTCCGGATATCCGTCAATTCCGCCTGGTAATAAAAGCCCTTGTCTCCCATGCGGATCGTGGCGCCGGACAGTATGTACGGTGCATCCACATGGTTGTGCTGGTTCTTGAATCTGACCCTATGATTCAACGCATACTTGATCTCCTGCTCTGTCATAGCGGGATCACCTGGATGTATATCCCGGACGGATCCCCCCAGAACTTCTCGCAGATCTCACTGGCAACCAATGCGTCATCCTTCCAGAATCCACTCTGGGTCATGCAATCCTTGAGCAGTTTCTGCAAATTGTCAGTGTCCGGTCTGGTAAGCTTGTACTCTCCATCCTTGTGATGCCCACCGGATGGGAAGATCCACTTGGTGATCAGACGCACTCCGCAGTGGATCGGCTGCTCCGGTCTGTGTGGCATAAGGTTTCCCAAAAGCTTCGCCTTTGCATCCTCCAGCTCGGGAGGGTTATAGAATCTCGGCTTGCCATTCACCACCGTCACCTTGTGCTCCTGCGCAGTGATGGTCGGTGGAATCATTGGCATAAAAAATTCAATCATTCAACATTCTCCTTTTTTCTCTCTCGAAGGTCTCGGTCAAGCTGCCGGCGCTTTTATTATTTCTGGATTGCAAAAGGGCAGGGACAAGCCCTTTTGCATTATGTAATAATATAGTCTGTCTGTCCGAGGGTCAAAATCGGTGATTCTCCCTTTTTGACCCTCACAGGGTCAAAGTCGGTGATTCCCCGATTTTGTCCGTCTCAGGGACAGGGACAGAAACCCGATTTTGACCCTGTCCCTAGAGTTACTTTTTTCCAACTATACAGTCATCAACCCAGTATCCACCGTGCTCTTTCAGCCTTCTCCGGACGGTTTTTTCTGACACTCCCATGTACTCTACAATGTCAGAAATTAGGGCTTGACCCTGCTCGTTTTCCGCTGCACTGAATGCAGTTTCGATGGATGATTTCCGATCGCCAGCTCGTTCCTCGTTGCTCTTACGTTTGGGGAAATTCTTCTGCCAGGTGACCTCCGGGTCGATGTCTTTCAGCACGCCGGTCTGATCATCGCTGTGTGTCGGATAGTCGAACCACACATTGATTGGCGTGAACTTGGGGAACTCACGGAGGGTTCCATCAATGCGCCACGCTGTCCGGTTCTGGACGGTCTTCTTTGCCGCATGGATCTCCTCCATCATGCGATCCATACTGTTATTGCGCAAGCTCGTCCTGGCGTGCTCCAGCATGCGTACAGGGCTCTCCTCATCGTCTTGCGAAATGTGGTCATCATAGTGATTGCCCAAGAATCTGTGCAGCCATTTGGAGCAGATCCTGCACACCTGTTTGTCTTCTTCGCCCTGCCGTAGCTGGTCGGAGATTGGCAGCTCGATCATGTCCAGCAATGCATCCGGATCCCGTGCGAACACACCGCTACCAGCTGCCCTGTCCATAGAACGCTTGCCGCCCTGAGAACCTTTGCTGTGGTGATGGCAGTAGATGACCGCACATCCCAGCTCGGTGCATACCTTGTCAAACTGATTGCAGAAATGCGCCATTTGATCAGCACTGTTCTCATCGCCGGTAATGACCTTGTAGATGGGGTCTATGATGATCGCTGTATAGTCTTGCTTGGCGGCTCTGCGTATCAACTTGGGTGCCAGCTGATCCATTGGAACGCTGCGTCCTCTGAGGTTCCAGATATCGATACTGGAGATATGATCCGGTTGTATGCACAAGGACGTATATACGTCCTTGAATCGGTGCAGACAGCTGGCCTTGTCAAGTTCCAGGTTCACATAAAGAACACGTCCTTGCCTGCATTGGAACCCCATCCAGGGTACGCCCTCAGCGAAACACACGCACAGTTCTATCAGCGCAAAGGACTTGCCAGCTTTGGAAGGTCCCGCAATCAGCATCTTATGACCCATGCGAAGGACACCGTCTATCAAGGGCGGCGACAAATCCGGCATATCTTCCCACACATCGGACAGCTTGTCCATATCCGGGAGATCGTCAGACAGAGATTCTATGTAATCCTTCCACGCTGCAAACGATTCCTTCCCGATGTCGGTATCAATCAAGTATTGCCGCTTGTCGCCACGCTGAAAGCCCGGCAAGCGTGACAGCCTGGATGGGTTCTTGCACGCCTTGTCAATGGCAAGCCCATTCTTGGCGCAGATGTCGAACAGATACGCCACACGAGATCGGTATTCTTCCCGGTTTCCTGCATCAATGTGTACGATTGCATGCACGCTTTTTCCGCCAGTGTAGGTCAGTGCAACTACCGGCAGCTCCAGTTCCCGGATCAGTGCGTTCTGTCGCTCGATGGGGATACTGTCAGATTCTACGAGCACGTAGCGATAATCCGTCACATTCTCATCCTTGACCCCTTTGCCGTCAAGTGGATTGACACGCACCCATGCGCCAGCTCTTGGATCACTGTCTCCGAGCACGTTCCAGATTTGCCCGTTACACTTTTCAAGCAGGGTGATCAGCTTACCTGCAGTGCGGTCATAACAGCCTCGTGTGGGGCTTAATCTGCCGTCATTTTCATAGACTTCTGTGACATAGCCGACATATTCATCCGGGTCAAATACTGCCCGGAGAAATGCTATAATCTCATCTACAGGGCGGCTGTATCTGGATGGCGGAAGCGGGATTCCGACCGCATCCCCATCTGCCACAATGGCGCTGTCATAGTCCAGCTGCTCATTCCCACCGCCGGAACATACAATCCCACGTTCCTGTGCCATGTGTACGATAGTTGCCGCCGTCACCGGCGACGTGGAACCGTTGAACGTGTTCCACTTTGCCTGGCATGCACCCGGCTTATATCGATCATCCGGACGGCTCCAGTTATCCCAGTCCTGCACGGCATAGCCCTCATGTTTGAGTGCCATGCCGACATTGACCCACTCCTGATAGTCGCAGTCCGATGCAGGAATTTGCTTTAAAACTTCCAGAATATCCATTGCTTACTCCCTATGCCGTTTCCGGGGTATATTCTTTTGGATTGATCCCATTGGGGACACGCCATCCAGCGGCTTGAATCCTTGAGATCATACTGCTCGCCTGGTCAAATTGCCATGTGCCAACATGCTGAAATCCACGTCCCTCAAGGAACCGTATTTGTTTGGGCGTAGTTAGCCCTTCCTGCCTGCGCTTGTCCAGTCTGTCCAGGATTACTTTAGCCTTGCCGGCTGTTTCGATCTCATCCGGGAATATTCCCAAACGTTCGAGAACCTGCTTCTGCTTATCTGTAGGCGGTGCACATTCCCAGCCAAAAGCCGGAACATAACTCGCAAGATCTTCTGCCTGGATCGACATTTCGTACTGAAGCGGATCCACAAGTGCCCGTTTCCTTTTTTTCATAGATTCCAGTGTTTTTGCGAGAGCTTCCTCACGCTGTGCAACCACGTCATCGGAAGCCTGTGCAGCCGCTTCCTCAATGTCCATTTCGCAGCCTGCTGCTTCTGACATATTCTCTGTCATTTTCTGTGCCACCTCAGCATTGTCACAGATCAGATGCGCCGGCCGACACAGCTCATGCCGTTCTGTATGCCATAGAAAGTCCAGCAGCAATAAGTGGTCTTTACCATCGCACAGCCGTGTACCTCTGCCCACCATCTGACAGTACAGGGAACGCACTTTGGTGGGGCGCAGCACCACCACGCAGTCAACGGATGGGCAGTCCCAGCCCTCAGTGAGCAGCATCGAATTACAAAGGACATTGTATTTCCCGGAATCGAAGTCAGCAAGGATCTCTGCACGGTCCTCACTGTTGCCGTTGACCTCTGCCGCACGGAACCCGGCCTCATTCAGAATGTCACGGAATTTCTGGGACGTTTTAATCAGAGGAAGGAATACAACCGTCTTGCGCTCCGGGCAGTACTTTTTCATTTCTGTTGCAATCTGATACAGATACGGATCCAACGCTGTATCCAGATCTCCGGCTTTGAAATCTCCGGATTGCGTACCCACACTGGACAGGTCAAGCTGCAAAGGGATCGTGACCGCCTTGATAGGCGTCAGATATCCTTCCTTGATGGCCTTCGGCAAGGTATACTCATATGCCAGGCTGTCAAACACTTGTCCAAGATTCTTCATATCCCCTCTGTCGGGCGTGGCGGTTACACCAAGTACCTGTGCTGTGTTAAAGTATTGCAAAACACGCTGATAGCCATCTGAAATGGCATGATGGGCTTCGTCTATTATAATAGTATCAAAATAGTCAGGTTCAAACCGGCTGAGCCGGGATTCTCGCTGGAGGCTTTGCACGCTTCCAACCGTGATCCGGAACCACTGCCCGAGACAGGATTGCTCCGCCTTTTCGACGGAGCATTTCAGCCCGGTTGCAGTCAGGATCTTATCTGCCGCCTGATCCAGCAGTTCCCCTCTGTGGGCAAGGATCAGCACACGTTTCCCACGCCTTACGCATTCCTCGCTGATCTTTGCGAACACGATCGTCTTTCCACAGCCAGTAGGAAGCACGAGCAGGGTACGGCTGTTCCCGGCATCCCACTCATGCAGAACTGCATCCTTCGCCTCCTGCTGATAAGGTCTCAGTTGCATCAGAACTGCCCAGGTGTCCATCCGCCCTGCTGCGTGGGTGCAGTGTAGGCGGATGCCTTAGGTGCCGGAGAAAGCGTTGTAACATTCTCATCGTAGGCATAGAACTTCTTGACCTTGTTGCTTTTGCCATCCTCCCCGTTGCTTTTTCGATAGGTGTCGATGTAGACCTTGCACTTGCCCTTCATGCCCTCAATGTTCCAACGCATGTTGAGCGGTTCACCATGCTTCTTCAGTCCGATGGACAGGAAGAACTGGGATAACTTCCACTCGAATTTCTTCAGCAGGAAGAAGCGCTCTGTAATGGTGGTCTGATCTTCAGCGCCCCAGACTGTCAGCTCCACGGAAACACTGTTGCAAGCCGGCATCTTATCGCTTCCTTCATAGCGATTCCTGGTCACCTTTTTGATGGTAAAATCGTAGTCGCCATCTGGCAGAAGGGTGAAGCTGGAAGATTCGTCCGCAATCTGACCCTCGTAGTCCAGTTCCTGCATCTCTTCATTATTTATCATGATCATATTCTCCTTTACAGTTTAAAATGGCACCTTGCGATTGCTCTTGATTAACTCGAACACAGAACTCCATGCGCCGATCAAGCATCCGTCAATAAAGGATGGGTCATACTGATTGATGGGCATGTCCTCCGGCATATAGCCCTTCATGCTGACGGCAAACCGTATTTCTTCCTCAGATACATGATTCTGCCGCATCAGATCTGCCAGCTTTTCCGGGATCCCATCCGGAATGGTTACTTCGGATTCGGGCACATTTTCAGCAGCCGGCGGCGCCGGGGGCTCCGTTTCCGGAGCCTTGTTCTGTGGTGCGACGCTGGGTGCAGCGGTCGGCGCAGGCTGTGCACCGAAGATATGTGCAATCTGCGCATATTCAAACGGCAGCTCATCCGGCAGCCCAAACCGGTTCTTCGCATCCCAGCAGGGATTGTGGGTCGTGCACATGACACGCTCACCGCCCCGTGCTTTCAGCTTTTTGCCATCCTTATCAGCGGCAACGGCATAGGTCTTGTATCTGGCGAACAGAACCATGTCAGCCCATTCCTTGATCATGGCACACACGCTGCACTTGGAGGAATTGATCATCTTCATTTCCCAGCGGTCGTAACTGCCCATTTCATCGGGCTGCTCGAATTTACAGATAGCCGCATGTGCAGTCAGCACGATGTGAATACCGGCGTTGTTGATGTCGGTCAAAAGATTGAGCACCTTCCCCATCTCTTCATAGACATATGTGTACCCTTTACCGTATCCGAATTCCTCAATGCCGGACTTCTGGTACTTGTCGCACACGGACTGGATGGCAAGCCGCTCCGCCCAGTCTGCGGTATCGATCACCAGTGTCTGACACAATGATGGATTGGAGCGGATCTCTTCCAGTTGACCTGTGAGCATCGCCAGACTGGTGGGCGGGTCTGTCCGAGCAACGTTCATGCGGACGGTGCTACCCTCCGTGTCGATGAATAATGCTCCTGGAAACTGGGATGCAAATGTGCTCTTGCCAATGCCCTCCGGGCCATACACTACCACCTTTACAGGTTTCCGGATCACACCTCTTGTAATGTTCACTTCTGATTACCTCCTATTAATTTTGAAAGCGGTATCCTTGTGTTGTTGTCCACCTGGATCTCCACATTCTGCAGCGCAAACTCGATCAGCTCATTTGCCACATCCTGAATGGTTCTGCCGGTTATGCCCGTCACTGTGATGATTTTTGAGTAGTTATCCGGGAGGACCTTCACCCTGGTATACCCACACGCGAGAGAAGCATTCGGCTTACGTTGAAATACGCACTTGGGAGTTGCGGTACTTTTTACTGCCATTAGAACACACCTGCTTTCCATGTTTTTGTTTGGGGCGCAACCGGCTCATGGGACAGCCCATCCTCAATGATGATGCTGCATTCCTCTCCGGTTGATACCCGTGTTGCAATCGCTTGTAACCCCTCCTGCTGGAGCCATTGTCCAAACTTCTCCAGCGTGGGCATGTCCATCTGCTCCAGTCCATCCAGGAGCACGAATCCGCACTTGGGATTCAGCTCTCTTACAATGGAAGTGCTGACGATTAACTGCTCCGCTCCACTCATGCAATCCCATGCAGCGCCGTTGTACGTCAGGATTCCATCCTTGACTTCCAGCCCTTCCAACGGCATTTTTGCACCGTTCAGCAATGCGGTGCGTGCATTCCGTGTTTCCTCGATCTCTGCGGACAGGCTGTCATACTGCTTCTTGATCTCCTCTGCATCCAACTCAGCCTTTTCCCGTTCGCAATTTGCCCGGATCTTGGCATTGATGGACTCAATGTTCTGGATGCTCTCCTCAATCTCTGCGGTAGATTCGTCCACAAGATCCTGAGCAGATTTCCGAGCGATCTCAACAGCCGCCCGTGCTTCCGAAAGGCGGTGCTGTGCTTGCTCAAACGCAGTCACTGCTTCTTCGTATTCACGCTCTGCACTGTCCCGGTGCATCCGCTTCCGCTGGTTCTCGCCGTTTCTGGCTAAGATATCTTGCTGCTCCCGAATCAGATCAGATACAGAAACAGGTTCCTTCGGAACATCCGCATACATAGGCATTTCTTTGGCATACTTGGCCTTTTGGTCAGCAATGCGGCCTATCTCAAGGCGCCGGTTGTACAGGCTCTTTTCCTTGTTGTCCAGCTCAAACAGCTTGTCCCCAACTCCGATGATATCCAGAAGCTTACGGCTCTTTTCTTTGTCTGTCATTTTCACGAATGTTGGGATGTCCAACGCAAGCTGCTCCACGAATTCATTTAGAAGCTGCTGACCGCCCTTGCGGCCGGTCGGATCTGTGACCTTTAGCGTACTGTTCTTGCCGCTGCGTTCTACCACCAATCCGTTGTTCATTTCCAGCCTGAGACGTGGCGGAATCGTAGATCCCTCTCGCATCGGCGATGTTGGCTTATATCTGTCACCGCCAAGTGCCCATGCGATGGCATCCAGTACTGATGTCTTGCCCTGCCGGTTGTTCCCACCGATTACGGTCAACCCATTAGCGGCCGGGGCCAGCTGTACCGCCTTGATCCGCTTAACGTTTTCCAGCTCTAAACTGGTGATTTTTACTTGGTTATCCATTCTTACTCCTCCTCGTTTTTGATTTCTGCATCATATTCTTCGTCAATGCCGCTGCCGTCTACCCGCTCGTCCAGATCATCGAATGCACAAGGACGGCGTTCCAACAACTCTTGTGCGGATCCCTCGAATACAGCTGTTAAATTCAAACGGCCGTTGTTTTTCGTCTTGGCAAGCTTCAGCAACTCATCCCCCATGCCCTTCTTCATGAGCGTTGCGTGCAATTGGGGGTGTGTATGGCGGATCATAGTGATCTGGTTGTCTTTGTACAGAATCCCGGTTGCACATCCCCAACAGCCATTGCGCTGGATCTTGTGCTCAACGCCCGCTTTATCCGTCCAGGATACGTCATACAGTGGACTGTAAGGAACATCGTATGTTCGGATATATTCCCAAATATCCTCGTCCGTCCAAATCTGCAAAGGGTTTACATGATAAAACGGGCCGTCCGGAATATGGGGTCTGCTGCTCTCAAAGATGTACCCACGTGTTGCAAAGTTCATCTTCCGCATCTGGCTTTCTGAGGCCATAAGGCCCTTGAAAATCACATCTACGTCAAGTTCTGCCTGCATGTGCTCAGAAGGTTCCTTTTTGAGCAACTTACAGCAATGCTGGGAAAACTTGCACTGTCTCAGAACATCATAGTACTCGTGTAGCTCATCCTTCTCACTGGACGATTTTGAAAATTCCAGAAAGCAATCTATATTGATTCTCCGTGCATCCAGTTTGGATGCGGCCTTTCCCAATATGGGGAAACCGTACTGATCAGCGCACCACCAGTATGACATAGGAGTGTTCTTCGGCCATACCAGCCCTCGCTTTTCAAAATCCTCCCACATCTGAGGTGTAGCTGATCGTTCAAGGCACTGTGTGCTTTTCAACTTACCGTCAGCTTTCAGAACCTCCGACAGGCGTCCTTCAGATCGGAGCCACTCCAGAACCTCTCTCTGCGCCGCATACTTCAGTCCTTTTTGCTCGGTTCGGAGCAGTTTTGTCTCGTGAAAGTGATCACCGCCCCATTTCTTACCCAGTTCACGCGCGAATTGCAGCGATTCTGGGTACTCCACACCGGTGTTACCGAAGATAACGTGCATGCTTTCGGCTTGCTCCGGGCAGTATGTACGAATCAGATGCCACAAAACCGTGCTGTCCTTGCCACCGGAGAACGCAAGAGCAGTGTGATGCTTTGACAGCGAGAACCCCTTGCGAATAGCCTCGACCGCCTTCTCAATCTTGTAGGGCAAAGGCTTTTTCTGTTCCTCGATGATTTCTTTAAATCCGATAAAACTTGACATTTTCGTTCCTTTCTGCTATAATAAACATGGTTATATTTTCTTTGTGCCCTCAGTCCATCTGAGGGCTTTTTCTTGTCTTAGCTCCTCCAGTCGTTCCGCCGCTTGGCGGATGATAGCGCAACCGTGAATCCCACAGTTGTGTTCGTGTCCGCCGCCCCAGCACACCAGACTGCCAGTCTCAACCTTTAACCGGCGCAAGGAGCAGATCAGCTCTGTGTCGGTCATCTCTCACCCTCCGCATGTGTCTCCAGCCAGTGCCGGAGCTCGTCCCTCTGAGCAGTAGCCCTCTCCAGTTCTGCTTGCATCATTGTGACCCGGTATGTGATTCGATCCACCTCGTTGCGTACCGTATCCAGCACACTCTGTGGGATGTGGGTGTCGCCATCCTCATGCTGTGGTGCATCCCCTTGCGTTGACGGCTCAGGCTCGACCAGGGCGCCTTTTTTGCGGAGCTCATGCAGCTTGAATTTCACGGCACCTTCTGTGCGCCCGAGCTTCACGGCGATCTCTTCGCTAGTGGCACCCGTCTGACGGAGTGCAATCAACTGTGCAAGGTCATCGTCAGACCACTTATTAATTCTCGTATCTTTCATTTTTCCTCCCAATTTCTGATTCATAAAATCTGCAGCATGGATGGTGCAGATGTCCTCTTCGACTACGTCCTGTGAAGTAGAAGTCATGCGGCTGATCTGAGCCATGCTCAGTCCTAGCGCCAGCATCTTCCGTGTGCGTTCCTGCCGGGGATTCAGTACTACTCCCACCTGGGGGATCTTAATCCAGTCGCCCATATCGGTCAAACTCCTGGCAGCGCTTCAGTTCCACGTCATAGTAATCGCACGCTCTCTGGCTCTCTGCCAGTGCTTCCTGCTGCATCCGATCCAGTGACTCATGCTGCCGTCTGATCTCTGCGGCGATGATCAGATCCCGGAGGGCTGCTAAGTATGTGCTTTTCATTGTGATTCCTCCATTTCCACCCTGTCTGGGTGCGATTTTGCATAAGCCTCTGCTTCTTCGGGATGTGTACGAAAGTAATCTCCGACAATGTCAGCGAATATGCTGCCCATGGCTCCCCGAAAACGTGTCATTTCCTGATCCGTCAAGCTGTCCAGTGGAACGATATTGTCCCCCTGCCGAACGTAGCTTACT